CAGTTTTACCATTGTGTTCATGATTAATCACGAATCCTTCTGGTTTAGATTCTCTGCCTTCGATATGATGTTCGTATCCACTATGACCAGTTTCTAAATGCTTAACCAAAGTATTCTTGGCTTGAGCCAAGTGGTGATGCATGTTTAATAGATTATCGTAGTGTTCTTTATTCTTTTCAACATGGGCAACTTGAGAAGAACCTTCGGCTCTGTGTTTTGCTTGACCAGCTTCTGACTTCAACTTAGCAGCTTTTCTTTCATGAACATCAGTAAGATGTTGTTGAAAACCTTTGGCAGTTGGAATTTGATCAGTACGAACAGTATGATTGATATATGTTCCTAGATGTCCACTTTCGCCACTGTGAGCAGGGTGAACAGCGTTATACATTTTTGGACCATGAGTATCATGAATTGCTTTCGCAGCATTCATATGTTTATGGAATGTATCTTGAGCAGATTGTGGGTAGTTAGCAGTTGATGTATTAAAACTAGCATCGTGGTGGTGAACATCAGCATGTTGACCAAACTCATGATGGCCAACATCATGATGAGCAGACATAGAACCAATATCTTTACCATGATATTGAGTATGAACAACTACACCAACTTTAGATTTGGCAGCTTTCTTGGCATTATCTCCACTGGCTGTGTAGGTAATTGTATTTGGAGTAAAAGAAGATTTGCCTGTTTTCTTATCGTGAGAAACAGAACCAGTATCACCACCAGAGTGCATCAAGTCGCCTTGATATACTTTACCCTTTGGCGTAACTTTTGGTAGATGCTGAAGTGCAGCCTTCAGATGATGAACCAGACCAGGAGCATGACCATGATTCTTTTCAATGTCTGCTGCAGTGTGATTAATTTTTGGATCTTTGTTAAATGCAGATTTAGTAGCTACAAAAAACTTTCCATTCTTTGGGTGAGTACCGAAAACAACAGCTGGAGATCCGTCGTACTTTGTAGTTAGATTGCTGTTACTTGCGCCAGACTTCATATGTTCGTGGGCATGAGTCAATGCGCCATGAGCATGTTCGAAACCCTCATGACCATGGAACAGTGGACGATCCTCTGGATGCGTAATATGCTTTAATTTAGAGCCTTCTTCGGCTTCTTCTTTCAGGAATGTCTGGAATGATTTCATTGTATATCCTCTAGTTCTTATATTTATATTATACCTGATTTGCAAATAAAAGTCAAGTAAAAACCCTACGGCTGGTAGGGTTATTTAACCATCTGGTCTTTAAGACCTTTAATTAATTCTTTATTTCCGCCTTGTAGAGTCTTAATTATTGAGTCTAGATTTTTGGCATATCCCCCAGCAATTGAGTTATTTGGCCAAATATAGAAACGAACATTGGAGAATCCAAGATTATTTAATCCTTGAGCCTCAGATTTTACCAACAACATAACTGGAGAATATACATCTGTTGGATCAAACTTCATACTAGCAACTTGTGTACCAGTTTCTTTTGGGTTAATTGAAGCATGAAATGTTCCATCTATCTCATAGACATTTGTTTTACCAGATACTGGTTTAAAAACAATGTCACCATCAATAGTAATATTGACATTATTCTCGCCAAAATTTCCACCAAAATCTTTACCGAAAATAACTTTACAGGCTGTCATTGGGTCGGTTAAAATACCACCGAAGTTAGATCCCTTTTTAAAATTGTTAAAGTCATATCTACCATGTCCATCTTTTTTAAGATTAAATGCTTCGAACACTTTTGTAACTTTATTTACAAATTTAACAATGTCTGGATACTGTTGGAATTCTGTACCTTTAATCCCTAAGTCTTGAATACCACCATACTGTTGGAAGTTACCAGCAAAAGAACCTTTCTTAAGCGATACCCAAACAACAGTCTTACCTTTAAAAGAAAAGTAAGCATCGGCTTTTGGTCTTCCACCAATCTGATGAAATCCATCTATTTGATAGATTGACTTACCAATCTTTAAGTGACAACCACCACGCTCTTTAATAATCTTATCTAAGGCAGTTTGTGTTGTAAGAATCTGTTCTGTTTCAGCTTGTTCGGTTTTATCTGATTCTGTTTTGACTCTAGTAAAATTATTGTACAAAAAGAAAAACGCCAGAGCAATTACAAAATTATCTTTGGTAAAGGTAAATGATTTGGCATCATACTTAGCTGTTAAAAAAATATCTTTTGCTGTTTTACCATTTGCAAAACTTGCTTTTAATCCACTTGGATAACCAGTAACTGTTTTTATTGAGCTCTTACCGATACGAAATGCCAAAGAACCTGCAAATATATGACAATTAACAGATGTATTTTCTAATAGTTTTTTAGCAATTTTTTCTTGCTCTGGTGTGAAACGAAGAAGAATCTGTTCCCAGATTTTCTTGTTGGATGTAAGTTTTAATTTGACCTGAGCCAGATCCAGTTCGTTCGCAACTTTTGCCATAGTAACTCAATTATGCCTTAATAGCAATATTTAGTCAAGCATGCCAGCGATTATATTTTCTTTCCCAGACTAGGATCTTACGGAGAAGCAGAGGGATAACCTCATTGTGACGATCTGTGCGAAATATTCTTTGAATACCTGACAAATTCTTTGATACCTTATAGGTCTTGGCGTGGCGTATTAATTCAGCCACTGAAATTGTTGGACGCTTATTCTTAAAGTCCATGTATACGCAATGTGCATATGCCTCAATCTCATCTCGACCAGCATGGTAATCTCTGTTAGTATCGATGCGTTCTATTCCAGTTTTAGAGTAGTAAACCTTACTGGCGCAGTATTCTTCATCCTTACCATAGTACTGTTTACAGTGGATAAGTTCATGCATTGCTACTTGAATAACTCTGTACTTGAACCTTGCCCATGTAGCATCAGTAAACTTGTAGTGGTTATAATCTGTTTCTGGACTTGTCCAAATATCTAAATCAGAGCAACCCTTATCCGTCCAGTAACCACCACCAACAGCGATGTTCTTTGTTGGCTTTTCTTCATAGTGCCATACAATGCGAAAACGCCACTTCTTGAAGTAGTTCCTCAAGCCAATGGCGTCATTTTTATAGTTGTCAAGATCATTCCAGATTTTGGCTGGAACAAACTTTGCCCTGAATGGGCGATCATCAAAGTTCAGCATGTCAACAAAGTCGAAGTCTAAACTCTGAATGTATCTCATTTTACATCACCCGAATAGTGACTCCAAGTCAACTTCCTGTTTGCTCTCAAAGTGTTCATCGAACATCTCCTGTGCTTTCTGGTGAATCGAAGGATCGTGGTTGGATTTAACAAGTACCTCATTCAGATATCCAGTTGGTTTCTGGTCAGCCAAGTCTATATAGTGCTGGGCGATAACCTTACGATCAAACTGTTTAATGAGTTCATAATTATTTAGTTGAATTTGACGGTAGTCAGCTTCGGACATGTTACAAAAGTTAGCGATCGCTTGCCCATACTCTTTTGGAGTGGACGACTTTTTAACCATGCAGTAGTTTATTCCTGCTTTGAGGACAACCCCCATGCCTTCTTCGTTGTTGGATACCCCATAATTAATAGCAATTGGAACAGTGCCAATCCGCATAGCATCAATAACAACTCGGTTGAAGTGTTCCCCGAAAGTATTAGACCAACTTGGATCAACCAAAAACTTACTACTGGCAAGTATCTCATCACGCTTTGCTCCTGATATAAAACCAAGATACTCAAAGTTACCTGAATTCTCGGCATTCTCCCAGATGCGTTTGCCTTCTCTATCGGCAGTTACATCTGGATCATAGTCTTTAGTTGCATAGTATTCTTCTTTACACTTATCCTTGGACATCATGTATGCTGCTTCAATACCATAACCACCAACCAAAGTTTTTACTTCTGGCATGTAGGGTACAGCACGAATCAAATCATCAACACGCTTCCAACGCTTAAATGTTTGGATAGACAGTAGTTTATTCTCACGACCAGCGAAAGGTGGGGTTGCTGGTACACCATCAATATCCTGAGGATTTAAAATCAATGCTCGTGGAACATTTAGAAAATCCGCAGACTCATAAGCAGCAGGGTGTACGCAGGCAACTCCAGAAAAATGTTTCTCAAATAAAACTATCCATGGATATAACTTCTTCAAATTAGCATCATGAATAATAGGAATCTGTTTTGCCGTAATCTTTTCAACCATCGGCAACCAATTCAAGTCTTGCTCTGTGTCTTTGTTTTTGAAGCCAAAGATCGACTCCCAAATAACAATGTCGTGTGTGTTAGCATCGCGAATAAACTGCTCAATTGATTCTTTAACTTTATAAGAATAGTATGGAGCAATCCAACCATCACCTTGATGCACTGGATAACCTGAACCAACACCAATCTCATAACCCTCTTTAAGAGTTGTTGGAATCTCAACAGACTTTACCTGTTTGTTTGGTTTAAGATAAGCGAAGGTTACTTCGTGACCAAGTTCTTTCAGCCCAGCAAGAAGATGCTCAGCATGATTAATAATACCTCCAAAGTTATTGAAGGTATGCATGACCATCATAATTTTCATTAAAAGAACTCCTCAAGTGTACCAGCATTTGCCAGTGGATGATATTTAATTAGAGTATCATGACCAAGTTTTTCTTCACAATATTCATACCATTCTTTTGATTCCCACATACCTTCAGAAACTCCATTCCAAAGTTTCTTCCATAGTTTGTGTTCTTGATTAAGTCTGCGAGATTCAACAAACTCATAACGACAGTTCTCATACTGCCATGAACCCAACTCAAGCATTTTCTCACGGAAATAAACAACCAAAGAGATACGCTCAGAACCTTCGGCACATTCAATAGGAGTGTTACCATGCATTACTTCATGATTGTTGATCAATAACAAATCGCCTGGACGAACATTAACAGCAACACGATACTCAGGTGCAATTAAATAACCACCAGTGTAGTTACCATCATTAGATAGTGTTAATAGATTTGAAAGACCAGTGTTCAAATCGCCTGCGTCATAGTGAGCAGCAGTACGGAATGTTTTGTTTACCGTAACAGTGGTAAAAGGAGTTTCAGGAACAAGGAATGCTGGATCAACTTTACTTGCTGCTTCCATCTGAGCATTATAACGCTGAGGCAATAATTGCTTAAAACCTGTTGACAAATGTTGTAGAAATGGATAAGACATTTTAAACTTATCAAAACTATTGGCAGTATACGAAGTAGCACGACCATAAGGAATACGAGGATAACGATCAAACCATCCAGCGATACCTGAATTAACAGCAGTACCATAGGTTGTTAAACTCATCATCTTCATAATTTCTTCACAAGAAGCTGCACGCTCAGTACGACTCAAAGGTTTGATAGGATCTAACCATGCTTCAAAGTCAAAC